AAGAAGAGGTACAAATAGCTCAACAGCCTGCGGCTATTCCGCAACCAGATGCTAAAACCGTTGCGTGGCAAGAGCGTAACACATGGTACGGCACTGACCCGGAAATGACCGCATCGGCTCTTGGGCTTCATCAGAAGCTTGAGAAAGAACGGGGTCCGCAGTTTGTGGGTTCCGACGAATATTGGAGCGCAATCGACACAACGATGCGCCGTCGCTTCCCCGAATACTTCGGGGATGAGTCCAAAGCGACAGAAGGCACTGCGAAAGCCTCACGGCAATCGAAGCCTGCCAATGTAGTCGCACCAGCTTCGCGTAGCACATCCCCCAAGAAGATCGTGCTCAAACAGTCTCAGATCGCAATCGCTAAGCGACTAGGTCTAACCCCAGAGCAATATGCTCGTGAACTGATGAAGATGGAGCGTTAATCATGGCAGAAAATCGTATTACTCGTGAGCTTGAAGATCGTGCGAGCATGAAGCGACCGGAGTCGTGGGCACCGGCAGGAGGGCTTCCAGAGCCTGATCGCCAGCCCGGATACGCCTATAAGTGGATTCGCACCGCTACGATGGAGCAGTCAGACGCCAAAAACGTCTCGGCCAAATTCCGTGAGGGATGGGAACCGGTCCGGATTGAAGAGCAGCCGAAGCTCAGCTTTCTAGCCGATCCTAATAGCCGCTTTAAGGACAACATTGAAATCGGCGGGTTGCTGCTCTGCAAAATCCCGACTGAGTTTATGGATCAACGTCGGCGTTATTTCGCTGACAAGAACCGCGCTCAGATTGATTCTGTGGACAACAACTTCATGCGTGAGAACGACGCCCGTATGCCTCTCTTCCGTGAGAAGAAGTCATCGACGTCATTTGGTAAAGGCAAATAAGCTAGGAGCTTAGAAACATGGCATATCCTTCTGTTTCGGCCCCCTACGGGCTGATCCCGATCAATCTGATCGGCGGGCAGGTTTTTGCCGGTGCTACGCGCCAGATTCCGATTGCTACCAACTCTTCGACGGCCATCTACTACGGTGACGTCGTGAAGCTGAATAGCGGCGGTACGCTGGACAAGGACACCGGTACGAATGCTGCTACCCCTGTTGGCGTGTTCCTCGGTTGCACCTACACCGATCCGGTGTTTGGTAAGACCTTCCGCCAATACTACCCCGGTACCACGAACATCTCTGACGTCATGGCCTATGTGCAGGACGACCCGGATGCTCTGTACAAGGTAGCTGTCGTTTCGAGCGGCACGACCATCAGCTACGTCAACCGCACTGCGGTCGGCAACAACGCTGTTCTGGTCCAGAACGCTGGTTCGACGATCACCGGTAACTCGCAGGTTGCTATCAGTGCGACAACGAACACCACTTCTACGTGGCCGGTTCGTGTCATCGACACTGTTCCTGAAACCGCTACGGCTGGTAACCCCGGTTCTTACACCGAAGTTATCGTCAAGTGGAATCAGGGTATGCACCAGTACCTCAACCCCACTGGCGTGTAAGGAGACTGACCAATGGCAATTTCACGCGCACAACTCCTCAAGGAGCTTCTGCCCGGTCTGAACGCCCTGTTCGGTCTGGAATACGCCCGCTATGGCGAAGAGCACAAAGAGATTTTCGAAACGGAAACCTCTGAGCGTTCGTTCGAAGAAGAAACGAAGCTGTCCGGTTTCTCGGCTGCTCCGGTCAAGAACGAAGGTTCTGCCATCGCTTACGATAACGCGCAGGAAGTCTTCACTGCTCGCTACAACCACGAGACGATTGCCCTTGGGTTCTCGCTCACGGAAGAAGCGATTGAAGATAACCTGTACGACAGCCTGTCGTCGCGTTATACGAAGGCTCTGGCCCGCGCCATGTCTTACACCAAGCAGACCAAGGCTGCTTCGGTCCTTAACAACGGTTTTGACACGGACTACCCCGGTGGTGACGGTCAGCCGCTGTTCTCGGCCTCGCACCCGCTGGTCTCCGGTGGCACCAACTCGAACATCCCCAGCACCCCGGCTGACCTGAACGAAACGTCGCTTGAAGCGGCTGTCATTCAGATCGCTGGCTGGACGGATGAACGTGGCCTGCTCATCGCGGCGAAGCCGCGTAAGCTCGTCGTGCCGCCGAGCCTGATGTTCGTTGCAACCCGCCTGCTGGAGACTGAACTCCGCACGGCGACCGCTGACAACGACATCAACGCGCTGAAGTCGAATGGGTCGATTCCCGAAGGCTATGCCGTCAACCACTTCTTGACCGACACGGACGCGTGGTTCCTGACCACCGATGTGCCGAATGGTCTGAAGCACTTCGTTCGTACGCCGATGGCTACGTCGATGGACGGCGACTTCGACACGGGCAACGTCCGTTACAAGGCTCGCGAGCGTTACAGCTTCGGCTGGTCCGACCCGCTGGGCATGTACGGTTCCGAAGGCGCTGCCTAAGGAAAC